GATGTACTTATTATAGGGCAGGGTTGGTGGTTCGGGATCAGACCCAGGACGGTTTGCGAACTGGCATACGGAGGTAGTTGCTTGAGACCCAGGGTTTACTAGCGATATACATTTTGTAAGCATGGAACGTAGAGATGTTCGTATCATATTTGTACTCATCAGGCATAGCCCTGGCGAAAGGAGTTACGTTATCCAATTTACCTTTAGGGAAAAGATAATATGCTTGCACTAAAGTATTCTGGCAAGCATGAGTTTTATTGTAGCGAAGACTGTATTCATCACATAAATTCAGTCCCCATTTGATAAGCCAGTAGGCGTTATCCACGGACTCTGCCGCCCATTTCGTACAGGGATGGTTGCGAAAGGCACCTTTCTCTGTCGAATAGGGCGACCCGTCTGTTTTTCCCAGAGTTCCGTAAGAGTGATACCAAGGAGAAGCAACAATAGAAAGCATTTGACAACACTCCAGAGGCATCTTGACGATGTGTTTATCTGGAAGGCAAATAGCACTCTCTGCAGGAAAAGGATGTGTGACAAAGATATTCATGCAACGTACTCCACAAAGGAATTTAGAAGTTTCTTGTTAGCAGATTTAGAACCTAGCATTTTCTTGAACGCTTTGGTGATCTCAGTTTTCTTAGCACCTGACTCTACCTCAAACTCAGATTCGCTGTCAAGGGCGTTGTTGTTGATCGCATACAGAGCGGTATAACTCTTGGGACCAGGAATGATCGCAGACTTTTCTTTCTTCCATTGCTTCTGGACCTCAGCATAACGCGAGATATCAGCATAGGAACTCACAAAGTTGGTGAGACCACTACCACCCATGATACGGAAACCAAGCACATTCACGTTAGGGTTACGATCACGCAACTGCTGAATGAAGGTGTTGGTGTTGCTCTCCCAACCAAAGAACTTGCTATAAACGCGACCAGTCTTACGATCACGCAGACACACACCTTCATCAAGACGGCGGGGACGAGCATAGTATTCATCTTTATGTTCGTTATAGAACTTGCGACCATAAGAAGTCTGGCAAGCTTCACCGTCAGTCAGGATGCAGACATTCACCTTCTGCAGATCGTTCTTCTTCTGGAATTCGGGAATCAGATAGTTCATCATAACAATACCTTCATTCAGAGGAGTACCAGAGAGACCGATACCAGTAGTGCTAGGATAACCAGCATGACAAACGTAGAGATACGCTTCTCGGAAAAGATTGAGGCACATACGCTCATAGTCTTTGCCGTTAGAACGAGAGGACACAAAGTTCATCAGGTGGAACAGCCAGGATCTCACGCTGCATAGAACCAGACCAATCAAGCAGAAACAGCAGACCATGATTCTTACCGTCAGGAAGGATAGTAATCTTCTTGAAGATATCTTCGTTGTAACGATAGGTGTGAAGTTTGCTGGTATCGAGAACACCAGTCTTGGATTGACCTGCGCGAGCATAAGCATCAGCAGATTTGCGACACTCAAACTCTTTGACGAGGTAATTTACTTCTTTCTGGGATTGCTTACGAAACTCACGATAAGCTTTATCAACTTCACAATAAGCATCTTCACGAGCATAACCACCACCGCCAATATAGAGAGCACGTTGCTCGTCGATCCAGTCATGAACTTCAGTCCAGTCTGCAACATAGTCTGACACGTTGATGCTATCAGGAATCTCAACGTAGGTGAGGTTACCAGACCACGTATCAGTCAGACGCTTGGCAGCATCATCAAACGCATCTTGAGTGCGGGAACCCTCTTCGCCAGGTTCATCATCGAGATCAGCACTATCACCACCCTCTTGTTTTTGTTGGGATTGATTGCCAACGGGGGAACTTTCGTTGGCATTATCTTCTTCGTTGGCATTCCCGTTGTCATTTTCGAAGTCACCCCCATCTTGAGTGGAACCACCCCCACCTTGAGTAGTTTGATCGGGTTGCATCTCAGCAGGAGCTTCTTGCTGTTTCTTCTGATCTTTACAGAAGTTATACACATCAACAGCAATCTGACAGACCTCAGCAAAGGTCTCAGCATCCTCTGTACGCTTGACGAATACTTGCTCGTCATCAGCAAAAGGAATCATAGCACTAGCACCAACCTTGAAGTGAAGGTTGATACGGTCGATCAAGATATAGTTGTTGAGATCATCGTCAGCAATACCAAAGAAGTCTTGATCGTTCAGTTCTTTGTAACCACCAGCGAAAGACTTGCGAAGACCAGGATACTTACGCTTCATCAGTTTCTCGATGCGAGCATCCTCAACAATATTCACATAGTCTTTGGGGCAGTCATGAAAATCACGCCAGTCTTCATTAGGAGTGAAGAGGGCATGACCCACCTCATGACCCACCAGCATATCATATACGACGCTGGAAGCACGGTCCCAGTTCGGCAGGGTAAGCACACGGTTATCCACATCAAAGGATGCTGTAGGGACCTTGCGGTGCTCTACAACGAGGTTCTCGGTTGCCAGCAGGCGGGCAAGGTTGCCTTTGATTTCCTGGTTATGCATGGGTCTCTTTCGCTTATGGACTAAGCATAGCAAAAGGGGCACCCCCTTGGAGGCACCCCTAGTCCAGTTCCGAAACTGTCTCCTGGATGACGGAAAAATTCTTTTCCTTCACCGCAGTTATGGTTCGATCAAACTTACCGTCTAAGTTTTCTCTATGTGAAATAACATAAACATTTGAATTCTCATCGAAGTTACGAAGAATCCAACTCAGATCCATACCACCCTGTTGATCGAGAGAACTGTCGAAGATCTCATCTAGAATAAGGAGGTTAGTATCCACGCTATTCTTGAGCTTAGCAATACTTCTCCAAGTAAGCAGAAGAGCAATATCAATACGAGATTTCTCTCCTTCGCTGAAACTATCATATGAAAACACATCTCTATATCGTGACTTGATGATCTCTTCGAAGTTCTCATTCAGCGTGAAATTCACATAGAAGTCCATGCGTTGGAGATACTGATTGATCATCTGGTTCATCGCTGGAAGATAGGTCTTGATGATCCTAGTCTTGATCCCGTTGTCTTTCAACAACTGCGATGCCACCAATAGTGTATCACGATCCTTCTTGTATTCAGCATAGGTCTTGCTGAAATCTTTTTTTTCTGTTACAAGACCTTCAAGTTTGAGAAACTCTAGTTTCTTGTCTGGAGTTGTACCCTCTAGTTCTTTGATCTCAGTTTCTATATCACCGATTCCTTTTCGTATGGAAGTAATCTGATAATTCGCTTGAGTAATAGAAGAGTTGAGGCTAAGTACAATTTGCGATAGTCTTGTGAATTCATTCTCTCGCTCCTCTTCTTTAGAGATTGCATCGAGCAGATCTTCAAGACCTGTCTGTAGATTATTTAATTCACCTTCTCCCTCAGCAATCTTACTCTGTCTAAACTCTTCACTAAGGTCTTGAGTGCATGTAGGGCACACATGATTGTCTGCGAAGAAAGCATGTTCTTTCTGACAAGATGAAAGTTTTGATTGTATTTTAAAGAGAAAAGTGTTTAACTTCTTCAATTTTCCAGAGGAAGTTGATAGCTCTTGCATATCTTTAGAATGTTTTTCGACTTCTAAAGTCAGACGCGCAACTTCTTCATGCTGATTGTTTTCATTCTGTAACAATTCAGCAATCTTATTTTCCTTTCGAGTGATCTCTTCCTTGGTCTTTTTCTCCAGTTCAAGCATATACTTTTTCTGAAGATCGATCTTTTCTTCAAGAAGATGCAGTTGATAATCGAGCGTTTTGATTTGCTCGTTGTTCTCCCTAACTTTATCTTTGAGAAGAACATTCATCGTAGAGAATACTTGAATATCAAGAATGTCTTCGATGATTTCACGTCGTTGTGCTAAAGGAAGACGCATGAATGGAACGAACGTTGAGGAACCTAGCACCACAATCTGAGTGAAGGATTTGTAGTTCATCTTGAGAACATTCTGTTCGAAGTTCTTTTGTTGATCTACAGCAGAAGCTTCTTGATTCCACAACTGCCCGTTGCAATAGATCTCAAATTTGTTTGGTTTGATCCCACGCACCACTTTGTAATCCATTTTACCGATACTAAATTCAATTTCGGTAAGACAGTCTTTTTCGTTGATACTATTAACCAGCATGGGTTTGTTGATCTTACGAAATGGTTTTCCAAACAAAGAAAAAGTAAGAGCATCTAAAATGGTGCTCTTACCTGCTCCGTTGGTCCCAACGATTAGATTTGTTTTTGCTCCTTGCAAATCCACTTCACTAAAGACATTCCCTGTTGAGAGGAAGTTCTTCCATCGGATCTTTTTAAAAATAATCATTCTAAATCATCAGGTGGGATCAAAAAATCGTCAGAAGTAATGATCGAGAACTTGTGTCCTCGATCCTGACATGCACTTATTATAACATGGTCGTCAACCTCTACGATCTGCATCGCAGGATAATCTTCATCCTCTTCAAGCATCATAAGGTATCGGTCAGCATCATCTTCTTCCTGGAAGATCGGAATTACTCTATCTTCCATTTCATCAAAGACAGAATAAACACCATCTGGGTGATCTTCTAGGGTTACGATGTACATGTTATGCAACGTTGCAACTCTCAATATATAGATTTCTCATCAAGCTCTTGAGACTTGACTTATCTACTGACATCTCTACTTCATCAATATATTCGTTGAGGAGAGTTAGAGTATCTTTAGTCGATACATCGATATCTTCCTGGTCGTCTGTGCCGACAAGATTTTCAACAATCTTGACATCATGGACGCCTACGTTATAAAGACGATCAACCAGCGTTTCGAACATTTGGTAGTCTCGCTTTTCTCCAACGATGATCTTGATATACTTGTCTTTATAATCAGACACATCGAGTTCGTTGTAGTTCCCCATCGTGTCATCATAGACGATCTTCTCGAAGATCTCGAACGGGTTAGGGATAAACTCAAGTTTATCACTTTGAGTATCGTAGATATGGAATCCACGAGTGTCCTTGTAATCATTCCAGTACATCTGATAGGGGTTGCCGAGATATTGGACGTTTCCTTTCTTTGACTTGTGATGGAAATGTCCCGACCACACACGATGGAAGCGATGAAAGAGTTTGTAATCCATACCATGTTCCATAAACATGCCAGGAGTAACTTCAAACCCATTCAGTTCTAGGTGACCACAGCAGATATCAGCATCAGAAGTCTCAAGTAGATTCAAGACCTCATCACGGTTCTCTGAGTTGATCCAAGGCAACATCAGAAACTTTTTGCTACCTATTGTAAGATGCTTTGGTGAAGAATAAATGCTGATGTTTGAATACTGTTCCAGTAACAGCTCAGGTGAGTTGATGCGATTGGTATTCTTGTAATAAGTACAATGATTGCCAAGAAGCATATGAACTTTGTAACCCTGGAGTCTGTCAAAGTAGTTTGCCTTCACACGATGGAACGTATTGAAATCCATGGACTTGCGATTGTCAAAGGTATCACCCAAGTCAATAATGTGAGTAACTCCTTTTTTTTCTAGAGTTGGGAAGAATACTTCATCATAGAATTTTTGAAAGAAAGTCCAGAATGCTAGAGAACCTTTGCGTCCATCAAGATGCTGATCCGTGATTAGTGCGACCTTCATAATTTACCTCCAACAGTTCCATCATATGTTTCAGACGATTGGTAGTTTGCCCAATTGGTTGCTTTACCTTCCAAGTAGAATGCCGTTCCACCCACGACAACTTCCCTCGTAAGTCCTGTGATGAGTCCCTCTTCATTCTCACCATAGCTAGTCCACGTTCCAAAGCGTTTCTGTTCGACACGGAATTTTCCATAGGGAGTTTCATACCATTCATAATCTTTTGTTTCACTCATCGGTTCATTCTAGTTTCGATGTTTTCCTTGATGCTACCCATGTCAGAATAGGAAGCGTTCATACCTGACATTGTACCATCATATGTGTCGGTGTGCATAACTTCGTCATATCCTGAACGCTCAAGAATCTTTCCTTTGATCTCAAGCTGTTTCTTTTCTTTCTGAATACGACGAAGGAATGCGTAATAAATGATTTGAGTGAAGTAAGCAAACGGATTTGTTGATTTCTCTGGATCGAAATTGTCAATATACTGTAAACAATTTTCAATACCATCACAGATCATGTCCTCACGGAACATGTAATTAACAAAGTTAGGTTTATAAGAAAGGTGCGTGGCAATCTTCAAGAAACATTCACCTAGGTAATTTGTAACTCTAGGTCTTGGTTTGCCAAGTTCCTTTGCTTTCTGAACCTTGTGTCGATACTCCGTGATCGCAGCAAGGAACTCCTTGTTATTGACGTAATTTTCTGTCTGCTTTTTTCTGGTCATTACTGCGAATGTCACGGTGTTCTCACATCATTTGTATCAAGTGTAGCATGGTAAAGGTCAAATGTAAAGGGGGCTTGACAGCACCTCAGAAACCCAGTACAATAACTCTGTCAAGGGTTCAAGGGAATTATAGCTTTTAGCTTTTTTTATAGATCTCTTCTAGAGACTTTTTCATCTCTTTTATTGAACCTAGGTATCCCGCTCTTCTAGGTAATTTATGCCCTCTTCCTGCTAGAGATTTTCCACTCTCTAATCGGTTGAGGGTTTTTTCGTAAAAATCAACTAGTTCTCCATCAACTTCTGTCATGGTAATTATATGATCTCTCTTGATAATAAACATATTATCAAAGGTTGCAGAGATCCATTCTTTTAATGCAAACCCAGTTACTTCCATGTGACCTTTCTTTTGTTTAGCACTTTCAACTGCTAATGGTCGATCCAACATGAGCTTGTCTTCATCGGGAAGGTAGCAGACTTTTGCCACTACCTCTTCCCCAGATACTAATTTGAGTGTTGCGTAAAACTCTTCTTCCATATTTAATTTGCTCTAAGATTTACTTTTATAACTTCATACTTAAAATTTTCTTCGTTGTAAATATTGACTCTCTCATTCAAATGCTTGAGTGTGTAATTCTGTCCGCCAATATCATCAGCGATATCATATAAAGTTGCCATGTCCTTTCCTTCACCTTTACGTAGGACTCTTCCGATGGACTGCAGGTTACGAATGCGCGACTTGCTGGGTGAAGCGAATATAATATTGTGTAGTCTTTTGATGTTGATACCAGTTGAGAATGTTCCGTATGAAGCGATGATAACAGCGTTATTCTCAGTCTCAGTAATTTGACGGACTTGTTCTCTGTCCTCAACATCAGTCCCACCATGAACAAAAAAGATTTTCCGTGCGGGATCTATGGTGTTATTTAT